GCTGCAAATCTTAATAACATATCACCGATGTCAGAACTTCTAGCTTTGTCCATTCCTAACATTTCTGCAAATAATTTTTTATTTTCTGCTACCATTTCTTTTGCAGATAATTCTGTTGGCACTTCTTTATTTTTATTAGGATCTATAATTTCATTATCATCATCTGGATCAAATAAAACTTTTGTTGTAGTGTCTTTTTCTTTTGCTAATCTATCTGCTTCTTCTTTTTGTAATCTTGCTAAGTTTTCTCTAGTTTCTTCTGTTCCTTTTAAATTAGCAATTTTTGCTTTTTGTAATTCTGTAAGTGGCTCTGCTGGTTTTGTTATTACTTTACCATCAATTATTTCTGTTGTATCAAAGTCAGAACTTAATGGATCTCCTAAATCTTCAGTTAATGTTTGTGAGTCTGATACTTTATCAATTACAGAACCTTTCATTACATCAGCTGGTTTTTCTACCTCATCCTCTACCTTTTCTTTTATACTTTCTTTAGCTGCACCAGTAAATACAACAGGAGAGGCTGCAGAGAATTTTAATTTATTTAAATCAGAAAGATCAGTTGGTAGATTAGCTTTTCTTAATAAATCACTTCCTAAAACTATATTACCTGATTGATAACCAACTCTACCACCATCCATTAATCCAGATGTAATGCCCGTTCCACGGCTATCTATTACCTGTCCACCCCTAAACATAGGTCTTCTTAATATTCTGCTCATTATCCAAATAATCCTAATTTACCAGCAATCCCACCAATACCCGCTGCACCTGTTAAGAA